CAAAGAGATGGACTATCGCCCGGAAGTTCAGCCTAACACCTCAGGCAAGTTCGACATCAAGGTGAAGTTCGTTTCAAAAGCGGATCGGGTGAAGAGGCAAAACTGGAAATGAGCGGTAAGAAGAAAACCTCGAAGCAAGCGGACGCTCCGCTGAATAAGCCTTTCAGGACTCCCGATGGACCGAAGAAGTTCGCGGTGTATGTGAATGATGGCGGCAAGAGAAAGAAAGTTACTTTTGGAGACCCGAAGATGAGCATAAAAAGAGACAACCCAGAAGCCCGAAAGAACTTCAGGGCGCGTCATGGTTGCGATAAAGCGACCGACAAGACTTCGGCAAAATACTGGTCTTGTAAGATGTGGTCAAAGAAGCCCGTTTCCAGCATCACCAAAGAGTCAGCAATCACTGAACCTTCCTGGGTGGCTGATGAAGGGCTGTGGGCTAAGGCCAAGGCTCAAGCTGCGAAGTCTAATCCTGACGATCTCTACGCGCTCACGACCGACATTTACAAGAAGATGGGTGGGGAGATCAAAGGCAAGAAGCAGGAACAGGACTATCAAGCCAAGCCTCAAAGCCTTGGACCTAAGGGCACTTTCTTATTCTTTGGTCAGAAAGCTTTTTCAAAGAGCAAGAAGATCGCAGAAGCAAAGCCAAAGGTCGGCGAGCCTGAGAAGAAGCCGCTCACGAACCCTGAGCCTAGTGTCGAGGATCAAATCAATAAGATCCTAGCTGATAACCCCACCATGAACGCGGCTACCCTTGTGAACACGCTGAAGGCCATGGGGCTTGCGATTGTGGATCAGAAGGACAAGGTCGATGCCATGAAACAAGCGGATGTGTCCTCCGGGAACCTGCCTGTGCTTCGCGCTGGTGTTAAGCCTAAGAAGAAGAAAGAAAAGAAAGAGAAGAAGCAGGAAGCCGGGATCAAGGATCGCTTCGTGTCCGCTCGGTTCATTGAAACCACGCTTGGCACCTCCAAGGCTTCCCAAACCAAGAACAAGTTCAAAGTGGCATTGATCCAAGAGGGGCTTGGGAACCTTCGCGATGGGTTCTACTACTCAGCAAACGCCATCGCTGGCGCAATCACGGCTTTCGAAGGAAAGAAGTGCTATGCCGACCACCCGGCGAGATCAGAAGAGATCGACAGGCCAGAGCGGTCCGTGCGTGACATTATCGGGCATTTCGAAAATGTTCATGTCGAAGAGAACGCGGACGGATCAAAAGCCTTGTGTGCGGATCTCGTGATCATGCCTGACACTCCCTACGACTGGGCGCGTGCGCTGGTACGCCAGTCGGTGGAGTTCTCTGCAAAATATCCAGATAAAGATTTCGTGGGTCTTTCCATTAACGCGTCAGGCGATGCCGAAGCGGTTAATGTCGAGGACTTTCTGAAAGAGGGCAACATTCCCGAGTCTTGCAAGCCGAAAATCATGAAAGCTATCGAGCAGGGATTGACGCAAGTTAGAGTGGTAAATAACATCAGAGATGCAATCTCGACCGATCTCGTGACCGAAGCTGGTGCTAAGGGGCGGGTGCTGGAAATAATTGAAAGCAAAAAGGAGCAATCAATGGCAAAGAAAGACATCCTTCCTAAAGAGCAGGAAGAGGAAATGAAGCAGAAGCACGAAGCAGAACAAGAAGATGAAGCACAGGACGCACCTGCTGGTGATGACCATGCTGACGAAGAGCAAGACAAGAAGCTTATTCTTGACATGATCAAGAAGCACATGGGCGATTCAGGCGACGATATGGACGAAGAAGAGTCTGAAGCCGCTTGTGCTGCTCATAAAGCTTTCGGCGAGATGGGATATGAAGCAGACGACGCTGCCAAGTGCGCTGCTCACTCCATGAAGCTTGCTAAACACATGGCTGCCAAGCAACAAGAAGAAGAGAAAAAAGAATCTGAAGATGAGTCAGAGAAGCATGAATCTGAAGACGAAGCTGAGAAGCACGAGTCTGAAGATGAAGCTAAAAAAGAAGCTGCAAGCATGAAGCTCGAAGCCCGGGTCGCATTCCTTGAGAACGAACTCAAGAAGCGTGATCTTACCGTGTTCCTCGACAAGAAGCTTGCAGAGTCTAAATTGCCGCGTTCAGTGACCGATAAGATCAGAGCAAAGAAGATGCGCTCTGAGAAGGAAGTCACCGAAGCAATCAAGATTTATGTTGAAGCGTTCAAAGAAGCAGGTTTGTCCCTTGGAGGTGAGTCCAAGAGCAAGTCATCTTTCTTTGTAACTTCCACAGAGAAAACAGTCAGCACTTCAGCCAAGGGACCAAAAGTTTCTTTCGCTGATATGCTTAAAAACAAATAAGGGAGACATAGAAAATGGCTACTAAACCAACAAACAACATTGTTCGGTCAGTTCGCCCATGCTCAATTTTTGAGTCTGCGTTGAATGTGATCAGCTCAGCAGTGAGCTTTAACCAAGGTGACCTTTTGTATTTGGACACCACCAACCACCTGATCAAGCCGGTGACTGCTGACGCAGACGCTGCCCGCTTGCTTGGCGTTGCTCGCAATAGCATTGTCAGCGGTAAACTGATTTCTTCTTATCAAGGGACTTCAGTAGACGCTTCCGTTGCTATCGAAGACATCGCTGGCCCTCAGTTCGGCGTTATCGCCCTTCTGAAGCTGAAGAGCGGTGATTCATTCGTTCCCGGTCAATTCGTTTACGCTTCAAGTGTAGACGCTCAGACTGTGTCAACGACTGGAACCAACGCAGTTGGTATCTTTCAGGATGCGTCAATCACTGCCGGGTCTTCATCCACTGGTCGCGTACTGGTCGGATGTAACAACGGCGCAGGTTTTGAAATCTAATTAAGAGGATAAAAAAATGAGTACAAAACTAACTTTCGCAAATTCAGCAGAAGAGAACAAAGCAGTTCTCACCGAAAAGCTGTGGGCGTCAGAAGACGAGCAGTCGTTGATTGAGTCCATGCAGCGTTCTTTCCAAGTGGATCCACGCGACGCGAAGCAGTTCCCAGTTCGCGAGCGTTCTTTCTCTTGGAAGAAAACCAAGCAGAAGCTCGCAGAAGCCGATCAGATGGGTGCATTCCCTCAAGTGCTCCGCGCTGGTGTTCAAACCATCGTAAACAGCATCTATGAGACCGTTCCCACTACTTTCGAATCTTGGGCGCACACTGTGAACTCTACCAAGCAAGAAGAGCTCTATGCTCCATTGCAAGGGATCGGGTTTCCTGCTCAGGTCGGGGAAAATGAGATTTACCCAGAAGTGGGTGCTGCTGGTCTGGACATCAAACTGAGAAACCGCAAGTACGGAACACTCTTCGCAGTTTCTAAAGAACTGATGGAAGATGATCAAACCGGACAATTCCAGAAACAAGCTGGATTGCTCGGAGCGTACGCAAAGCAAGTTCTTGAAGTTCTTGCTTACGGTAAGCTCGCTTCTGTTTCCGGTATGAAGTACGCAAACATGAGCGTGCCAGTATCTGAAACCCAGCCTTCTTCTGAGTCTGCGTATCCTTGGTCTACTGCCCTTGTGGGTGGTGGAGCTACAAAGCCTTCTTCTTACGCGGCTCTTTCTCAAGCGTCCATCCAAGCGGGCTTTATTGCTTTGATGAACCAGAAGAACATCCTCGGACTGAAAATGAGCGTGCAGCCTGATTCTATCATCTGCTCCCCTCATTATCGTTTCGACCTGGCTACCCTTCTCCACAGCGCATACTACCCAACAGGTGCGACCGCTGGAGCTACCGGGGGCACTTTCTCGATCAACCCGATCGAAGGAATTGCAACCCCGATCGTAAGCCGGTTCGTATTCGACAACAGCGGTTCAGTGAACAACGATTCCAAAGCTTGGTACTTGCTTGATAGCAAGGTTCCAGCGTTCATCGTTCAGGTTCGCGAAGCTGCTGTGGTTGAGCTTGAGAACCCAGCATCTGGTATGTCTTTCGACCGTGATGTCGTTCGGTTCAAAGTTCGCACTCGCGCGAATGCTGACTTCATCGATCCACGCTTCTTCTGGCAAGGATCTGACGGTTCAGTTTGATTTCAATTAAAACTCTTGACGGGCAGGGTGGCGATGCTACCCTGTCCGTAGGAGTACAAGTTTAAAAAGGTGCAAAGCTCGCGTGGGACATTCCATACCTGCCAGCACCCGACGACACGGCAGCAGGAACAATGTCACCCTGTTGCCGTGATCGGCCCAAAAACCTTGTGGGGAGATCAGATGGCGAAGATTCGAAGTGGTAAAACCTTGACGGTGATTCAACCAAGCGAAAGGCCGGAGCTATTCGCGCAGCGCGTAATAGAGAAGCCAGTGGAAGACGAATTCAAGCCGGTTCAAGAGTTCAAGACCATGGCTGAAGAGATCGCCAAAAGCTCCGTGTATATTAAAAACTGGTATCTCGAAGAGTTTCGAGAACGATATAAATTTTATGACCGCATCAAGCGGTTCGACAAGTTCTTCCCGTATGCCCGGCTTGGGGACTCAAAGACCACAACCACACTTTATGTCGATGAGCCAGTGACGGAAGCGGACGCGGATCAGTGCTACCAGAAGGCACGGCTGATGAAGGATCTCGGATTGAACTATGTGATTCTGGAAAAAGATACAGTGCTGTTTGATGCGCTGGTGCAATTGGGGGTAGTGAAGTGAGCTGGACGACCGCAATCAGTGATTTGAGAACTAAGCTATCCGACAACTCCAAGGACCGGCTCCGGGCTTATAAGCGGGTATTCGGGGACATTAACGGCACGAACACCGTGTTTAAAACTTTCGAGTTTCGCCGGATCACGAATTTCACAGTCGCTGCAAATTATCTCGGAGTCTACAAGAACGGGGTCAGGCTTAACCCTTCAACAGACATTACCGATGATGATCTTGAAACCGGGTATTTCGTTCTTGCGAGAGCTCCCGTGGCTGGTGATGTGATTGAATGCACCTATTACTCACAGTATTTCATTGATTCAGAATTGATCTCGTTCCTTCGCTTGGCGACGAACTTCATCGCGGGTGGGGACGATTACACTCAGGTGATCGGTGGGCTTCAGACTGCGGTGCTTGCTTATGCGGCTGCCGAGGCTTACCAGAAGCTCGCGCTTAGATTTGCCGATACTTTCTCCGACACCTACAAGATGCAGGATCTCCCGGATGGGGAGCGCGAGAAGGTGATCATCTCGTTTAAGAAGTCCTCAGAGGATGCCCGGGCAGAGGCTAAGAAGCTCCGGGACGACTACTATGAGAACCGTCAGGGTCAGGCATTGGCACCACTCTGGGGGAATAACCTTGGCAATGTGATAGATGTGGCACCGAACCGATGAGTGATGTCAACCTGACCGTCACGGATAACGGAGTGAGCCTAGCCTTGACGGCCCTGATTGATCGGGGCCGATCGATGCAGTCATTCCTTAACCGGAACATTTATCGCATTTACCAGAACGCCCAGCGCACGCGATGGATGACTGAGAACGAGAGTGAGGGTGGCCGCTGGAAGGGCTTAAACGCCAAATACGAGCGTTATAAGCGAAAGCGGTTCGCGTCCTATGAAGGCGCGGGTACTAAGATGCTGATCGCAACTAATAGACTTTATAAGTCAGTCATTGGACCGGGCAATGGTCAGCGGAAGATCGTAACGAACAGCTCAATGGTGATTTCTACCAATGTCGGCTACGCGAAGTATGTAGACGATGCTCGGTCGTTCTCGACATGGGGTCCTGAGTTCAGGGCTAAGATCAAGCAATCAATCGGGGACTTCATCATGTACAATATCCAGAGGGGTGAATAATGCCAGCCGACATCGGATTGCAGCTCGCGGAAACAGATGTCTACCTAGTAAAAGCCTACCTATCGGCTAACATGGCGACCGCATTGCTTCAGGTGGCAACGACCCGGGCGTCCACCTATCCCGTGGTTGCGGTGGATCCACCGGCTGACTATTTCGTTTATAACCACGCCAGAGC